GGCAGTAAAAATTCTAAACTGGTCGGTTAGTAGTGCCATTTAGTTATAGGTCTCCCATACTTTATTTATGGAGTTTTTAATCGTCCTCATTTCGGACTCTGGTTGTATACTCAGTAAAGATGTGCACACCTGTTGCACCTGATCCTTGACCTTGTATAGTTTCACCTGCAGCAAACTTAGTTGCTGTGTTAGATGCAGTAATATTCTTTACGTTTAAGAAAAATTCTCCTGTCCTTTCCCCTGCAGTAATACTTACAAAGGTTGCAGTAACACCGCTAGATTGACCTGTTATGATCTCATCAACAGCATATGCAGAAGCATTTCTATCTCTAACAGAGATTGCACCAAGAGATATATGAGTGTCTCCATCACCCAAAACTCCCGCTGTAACTACTGTTGCAAGTTGCGGTGGGTTTGCTCCGTCGTATAGTTTATCCGCTGCTTGGAATAAGGTGATATTTTGTCCACCTAATTCTTCCTCAATACCATATTTAGATGATGCTATACCACCATCTAGGTTTGTATCATTCTCAAATTCTGTGCCAGTATTTACGAGGTCAATAATACCGTCACCTGCTCCGTCTAATTCATCGTCATCTTCAAACGCTTTGTTTAAGATTGCTGATAACGGATCAGTAAACGTAACAATATCGTTACCTGGACTGTCTATAATAACGTGTGGTGATACACCTGTGCCACTAGATTGTGCACTACCACCAACAAACTGTATAGATGCAGTCTTGTCAGCAGAGTTACCACCATCAATAAATGCTAATTCGTCAACCTCAAATGTTAGATATAACTCATGAGCAATAGGATCCCAATCATATACAATAGCAACCCTACTTGTCGCACTAGCAACAAAACGTTTTACTTGGTCGGTAACCGCAAACGAATATTGAGAAACCCCTTGAGCATTGTCTTGCAAGTTGTCAAGAGTAACCTTTTGATCAAATCTAAAGTTGACACCCCTGTCGAGTCCAGTAAAGGAGGTTGCAGTTTTACCTGTATATCTAACGATTTCTTTCCCGACCAAGAATTTACCTGAGCCTGGATACGCTGCAGTAGTCTCGACATTAATGGTGCTATCACTTGGTGCCACATTTGAAATGAGACCAGTAAGATTATAAACGACACTATTAAGAGATTGTCTATTCCTCTGCCTACGAATGAGATTGGTATCTCTAGCAAATATAACTTTAGGACTATTAGTATACCCATTACCTTGGTTAGATAGATCTATACTAGTAATGGCACCCAAGTCAATATCAGCACTTGCTGCTGCTCCTCTACCACCTCCACCAATAATCTGCACAATAGGTGCAGTCTCAAAAAATTCACCTTGGTTAGTTAGGGTAATTGATGTAACCTTACCAAACTGGTTGGGTGTAACTGTACCTGTAGCACCATCTCCACCGCCACCACCAGATATAACAACGTTAGCATCATTGAGGTCATAGTTTCTACCTTCTCGGGTAATAACCAGACCTGTCACACCACCAGTAACAGGGACTAATTCTGATCCAGAGCCACCGCCACCTTCAATAACAGCACTAGTGCCGTCAAAATAATTATCACCCAGAGTTGTCATCTGGATATAGTCTATTCCACCAGTTGCATTCAAAAAAACTTTGCCTCGTGCACCAAGATTACCTGGATCTGTTGATTCGATCTTTAAACGTAGAGGGTCATATCCTTCGCCAGGATCTTAGATCTCAACAGCAAGTATTCTATTGTCTTGGATTATAGGTCTTAAAACTGCCTCTCTTAGAGGTGTCCCTGCATTCTGTATAGTCAGTTTTGGAGGGTCATTAGCATCATATCCGTCCCCACCACTTTCGACAAAAATCGCCCTGACTCCAAACACACTGTTGAATTCGGGTCTAATAATTGCACCAGAGCCAGGAACTGTACGTGTCATACTACTACTATGTCACCTATCATGTTGACGTGTGATGGAATACCACACTGATACTTGTAAGTTGTGCCTGCACTCAATGTTTGTGGCACTGTCCAGAATTGGACTCCTGATTGAGATCCACTAACACCACTGACTGCAGATCCATTTTGAGATACATTAATTTCAAATGGATGTGATCCTCCTGTTGTATTATTAAATCTATAAGTAAATCCTCTATAGACATATATTGTAGGATTATCAGATCCAGTTGGTAAACCACCACCATCAAATCTATAACCAGCTGTTGCATTACTAGTGATTATGAAACTAATAGTTGGAGATTCGCTCGCAATCCATGCTGATCCATCATAGACTAAGTTATCATTCTCACTTGCTGAAGGGAATGATGCAGTGTTTGTAATTGTAAGAGTGTTACTTGAAACAGCAGTTGTGATACCTGTGCCACCTGCAATAGTAAATCCAGAGTTACTTGCAACAGCAGTATAACTTCCACTATCACCTGATACAGATTGTAATACATTCTGCACAATGTTAGGTGAATCGTTTGTTATAGTAATAGCACCTGCGTTGAGGTTAGTGCTAATACCAGTGCCACCTAAGAAGTTAAGGGTGTCTGTAGTTACTGTAGCAGTTGTAGTGCCATTATCAGCACCAAATGTTTCAAACAAATTCTGGTCAGGATCACCAAGTGCACCTGTCATAGTAACTGTAAGTGTATCTCCTACCAATGCAGTGGAGATGTTTGTGCCACCTACAATATTAAATGTGTCATTTGCAGCAGACGCTGTTGTTGTGCCAGTATCACCTGTAAATGTTTCAAATAGGTTTTGTGTTGTGCCACCGCCACCTGTTGCTGTTTCATCATTAGCAGGCTCCCATTTTGAAGATGTGCCATTCCATTTCAATACTTGACCGTCAGAAGGTCCTCCATTTACTGTAGTATCTACGTCAGTTAGTATAGAAATACCATCAGTGGCATCGAGAAGTTGTGTCCAACTGCTGTGTGCAACATATGCTTTTCCTGTGCCATTTACATATCCAAGCATACCTTGATGTGCAGTAACATCAGGAAGATCGCTTAATAATGCATAAGGAGCCGTCCATTTAAAATATCCATCTGCACCATCTACATATGCCTTTCTACTACCTTGACTACCTGCCTTAAATTCAATATCTCCTGTTGTATCTGGCTCAATAACAATATTGCCTGCACTCTCAGAAATAATTTTAAATGCTTTAACATTAAGGTCTGCACTTAGAGAATCGAAGTGTGATTCTGTAAACGCAGTGCCAGTCCATCGCAACACTTGATCATTGACAGGTGCTCCGATATTAACTTGTAAGTTGGTATCATTTCCTAGGTTAGTATATAACTCATCAATGACGCTATTTAATTTGATAGCACCATCTCTCAGGGTATCACCTGTGCCGTCATTCGCAGCTGATCCAACATTTAGATTTTGCTTAGCCATGGTAGGTAGTTTTCTACAGTGTTATTTAGGTTGCATCGTATGTAACTGACGTGGTGTCATACTTCACTGCGGTAGATGAGAAGTCAGTATCGCCTTGTCCACCACCTATTCCTGATACAGATAACGTTGCAACGTTAGACATTAGTGGTGAGTTACTTGCATTATTAGCGGGTGCAGGTCCTCGTAATTCAACTTTATACTTGTAGTTGGACATGTATCCCAACGCAGTAAATGATAGTGAGTTGCTTGTTGCACCAGTAACTTGTGCATATGCAAATCCATCATCAGTTGATCTATACCATTGATATGAAATAGGTCCTGGTATAGGAGAAACATTTGCTTGGACTGTAAAGGTAACAGTTGTATTGACAGATGCTGTAGCACTTTGAGGTTGTGCAGTAATTTGCAGTGTAGGTGTAACAGGAGGTGCTCCACCGTCTCCACCTTCTTGTGCAGGAGGTGCTGCTGCTCCATTGTTTGCAGGTTGATTTATACTCTCTCTAGTCATATTCCCAACCATATATGGGAATGCTGCTTCTCCTACAGAGTCAATAGATATAAAATATGCATAAGTCCCATTTGGAAATTCTGGGGTTACACAGTATCTACCATTGTGAAAATCTAAATCACCTAGACCATCAATATATTCCCAGTCCTGCACTAAAGATCCTGCAGGAGGGTTTTGTGCAGTAGTGCCATAATCAGGTCTTCCTGCTATTTCAATATTTCTTGTCCTATAACTCGAGGACATAAAACGAGTTGTTTGTGATGCAGTAAACGGCACGTCATATCCAAAAGGTCCGTATACTGGAAATCCGTCAAAGCAATATCCTAAGATTTTACTATGACCATCAGGGTGACGCATATTGTCACCATTAAACTGACTACTACCATAGTAGTCATTATAGTTTGCCATAGCAGAATTCTGCTTCCAACAATCTATAAAATGAGTATCATGATAATGATATTGTCCTGTTGATTCTGGGTGTCCACCACAAGAATCTTCACCAAAATCTACAGGTGAATTAGGATAATGTGCATTCCATTGAAATCCTACAGGAGGGTTACCACCTGCACCTGCACTAGGATTATAGAATACAACTCCATTTGCAGCAACACCTATAGCACCAAGAGGAGTTTCTATACGTCCATTTCTTTGATCATAATATGTGTATGTGCCTGTTGGTATTGTTTGTGAATCTGCAACAATAAGATCTAATCTTTGGTCTGTGGCGAGCCAGCATTCCCCTGCAATGGACGTAAATGTTGTCCCTCTAAATATAAATCGTTGTTTCCTACCGTCAGAAAAGATAAAGAAAAGATGATCGCCAGGAGCAATAGTTTGGGCAGCAAATAAAGCATTGTCATTAACTGATATATTTACAGAGATAACAAATCCACTTTGGAAGTATGTGTTATCATCAAATGTCCTCTCAACACCAAACTCACCACCACGATATCTAAACGTATGTGCAAATGCCTGCTCTGTAACCGCATTAGGATTATTCAGATTAGGAAACGTGCCATAACTTACTGGATCAGGTAGACCATCACCAGTTACGGCAAGTTGTTTAGTTGCTGACGTGTATGTTGCTGTAGCGGTCATGCGTCGTCGAAGATTTGATCAGGAGTGAAGTTAGAGATCACCGTGGATCCGATCTGGACAGATAGGATAGCGGAGAAGGAGTAAACAGGTGTTGCTCCCGCTGCAGTTATCGCTACTCTGTATTCATCACCATCATCTTGTTGTGTGGTAAAGTTAGTAGGATATGCTGCTTGGTTTCCACCAATAATGTTAGACCAGACAGTTGTGCCATAGTCTTTCTTCTGCCACTGATAGTTAAGTGTAGTAGTATTTAGTTGACCATCGGATGCCCTTACAAAGTCAGCAACCACGGTGAATGTTGCAGTTTGACCTTGGTTAACAGTCACGTTAACTGGGTTGATATTGATTCTAATTAAACCAGGATCAACAACGATTGGATTACCCTGTTGATCAATACCCTCACCTGCGTAGATGTCAAATCCATTATTTACAGGTGATCCTGTAGGTGTAACAAAGTCATCCTCAACAGTTGTAAGTGCAGCAACTATAGGTAGTGAATATCCACCACCAGGTGCTTTTACGTCGATCCTTTGGATACCCATCATAGGCACCAAACGACCATCGAAACCAGTAGAGGAGATAATCTCAACGTTAGGTTTAGATGTATAACCATCGCCAGGATTGGTTACAGTAGCAGAAATAATTTGTCCACTAGTAATATTTGCAAGTGCCTCTGCGTTTCTACCCTTAACTGATCCTGTATATTCAAATGTAATCAAGGAGTTAGAAGATTCAATTAGAGCAACTTCTCTTGGGAATTCTTCACCCTCGATGTCTAATTGGTCACCTGCCTCAATCGGTGGGACAACAGTTGCAGATATAACGTCAGCATCAGATCCAATGTAAGAGAATCCAACGAATGTTGCTCCTGCTCTTGGGACTTCAGCAAAGATTATCCTAGATCCAACAATCTCATATGACACACCTGGCTCCTGTATGATACCGTTGAGTGATACGAGTATGTTGTTTTCTGGTAAGATCGTTGCAGATGAGACACCTTCTGTCAATGTCAATGAGTAGAAGATTCCATCTAACTTTAAGTTAAAGGAAGATCTTAGTGAATCAAATTCAAATCCAATATCATCAAGTTGTCTTAGTTTACCAACGTAGTATCCAATAAACTCAGATCCAATCTCAGGTGGCTCTGTAAACTGTATCTTGTCAGAGAATGCAGTGTATGCATTAATAGCACCTGGTGGTTGTAGAATACCATTAACGAAGATGAGCATGTGTCCTGCAGGATCTGGGAAGTATGCTTGTCCATTCTCAACAGATAGTGAGAAGTTTTGCTGCACACCGTCAAATCCTCTGAAGTAACGATCAACACGTCCAACTAATGTCCTTGCATCAGATACAGCAGCTGACCATCCATCGTCACCCTTAATAGTCATGTTGTCATAAAACTCACCGACTGCCTGCTCAACCCATATTCTTGCAGTAATACCTTGCTGCTCAATCTTAGAAATCTTAGCGTAAGAAGTATATGTGTTTTGAGTTACGTTAGTTACATTGGAGTAGATAACAGGGAAGTTTGTGCCTATATCAAACTTACCAATGAATATACCTGAGTTTGTTAACTCACTCACAGCTGCACCTGTGCCTACAGGTTGGACATTACCAATCCACATCTTATGTGGTATTACAGGACTTACATTGTTATTAGGAGCTTGATACTTAGTTACGATCGCTGTTAAACCAGGATTCTTAATAACAGTACCTATAAGCATACTAACTTCATCACCAACTTCAAATGTAGCAGCAAGACCTGCCTCAATAAATGTAGATCCAAGATCTAATTCTATAACCTCTGTGCCGTGAATAATATCATTTACTTCTGCAACTCCACCTGGTTGGTATATACCCTTAACATCTAGGATATAGTCAGTAAGACTACCATAGATGATGTCACCAGTCTCCCATCCAGATTGAATGGTCTCAACATCCATAACAACACGACCACCATCGTTACCAATAATCGCACCTGACTTATTATCGTAGAATACGATATCTGCCTCAGTGTTATCTGCCTTCTTGAAGATCTTATCTCCAACAGCATATGCACCAAGATCAACGTTAAGGAGTAGACGATCTGTTATAGCAGTAATGTCTGCAGTTGTTGAGCTGTCTAGTCCAACAAGAGTATCTCCAACTGCCCAGTTAGGTCCTGTCTTATCTACAACTCTTAGGATAATTTCTGTGTTACCAGTGTTGTAGTTTTGCTGTAATATCTTACCTACAGCAGTTGCATCACCAGACTTGAATACATTTTCACCGTTAGTGAATTTAGAAACGCCAGGATCTGATGGGTTGCCAAGTTTGACATATAAGAATGTTTCTCTGACAGATGCTTCGTTAAAGGACTGTGATCCAATCTCAGAAAATACATCAGATTGTGTGCCGTAAAGGACATCAGCATCAAGGAATCCACCTGAGTATGGAGTCTCTACATTAGGATCACCGTAAGTTGTTGTTGCTCTATTGATACCAGATCTTACAAGGACTTGGAAGATATGAGATGATGCTGCAGTATCGTCAAATTCTAATGCTCTAAATCTACCATCATGAGTTGGGACAGCACCTATTTCAAAGAATGTTGCCTCAGCATTTAAGATATAATATAAAGATTGACCTGTTGTGCCACCTAGTGTGCTACCAGATGCAGGGATGTATTGTACAACATCACCACGTCTGAAGAAGTTAGCACGGTAAATTCTGACTCTAAACTCTGCTCTATCATACCCTGCACGAACTGTGGGAGTAAGAGATACAAGAGCAGGATCTGTATTCCAGTCAAATCCTTCGTTGTATACAACGTGTCTGTTGTGGACGTCAGTATTAGCAATCCATGTAGTCTTCGCCTCAGTAGAGAATTTAGATTGCTCAAGTGCAAATTCAAATACGTTAATACTAGAATCCATATTGAATTCTGTTGCTTCCTGATTCCATTCTGTTCTAAGAGCAGGAATGTAAAGTCCAGGATCTGCGACGTAAGGAATCCAACCTGCACCGTCAGGAGCATATATGATTGACTTACAATATTCTCTAACACGAGTCATATGATAGATTAGATGTGTCCTAACAATTCCTGTGTAGACAATCATATTTCCATCACCATCAAACCAGTTACTAATAGAATCAAATGCCTCAGCATTACCACCTGTAACAAGGTCATAAATTACAGCATGAATTATTTGATCTGCAAAGTCTGCATCACCTGCGTAACTAGGATAGAATGCAACAGTTTGATCATATGCTCTCTTCTTAATAGCAGGTTTGTTGAAGAGAATCATCTTCGCTGCCATCTTATTACTTGTTGATCCACCTGATAAGGTCTCATACATGACCTTATACTTCTTCTCAATCTCTAGTTTGACATCATAACACTTACCTGCATTATAGAGATTAGATGTAGGTGATGTAGGAGCAGTCTCTGTGACAGTTGTGCCATAGTAAGTAAGACCATTTCCTGCTACAGCAGCGTCAATACCACCTTCAAGAATTGCCATCAAAGTATTGATTGCAGCAGCTTGAGTAGGACAGGTTTGATTCCACTGTGTTGCTTGATTGTCAAATGTGACAGATACATCTCTAAGTGGGACATCTCCACTATATTTTGTTGGCCAGATGTTTGGTAGTGTTGGGGTAAATGATCCAGATAGACCATTAGGATATGTTGTTGTATCAGATCCTGTAGGATCATTGATAGTATCAGTAACTATACTAATAAGTCTATTAACTTCTGTATCTACATCAGAGTCACTTACAGCACTCATATTTCCTGATCC